CAAAGCCAGCCCTGTCGTATGTCATAGTAGCTTCACCTTTGTCTGGTTTTAAATCTTGCCACAAAATTTCCAACATCTCGTCTGAATTTATAGCGTTGTCTCCCTCTAAGTTGTAAATAGTGTTATGTCTTTCTACCATTGCATCTAAAAGTTCTGGATTATGAATAAATCTATCCATGCACTTTTCTTGTATTTTCCACATTGGTTCTTTAGTTTTTAAAACCACTTCGCCCCTTTCGTTAATACTAAATTGTTCTTTAAATTCTTTCTTTGGGTTGCGCTTGTTGTATTTGTTTGTAACAGTATATATTGTTCCAGCCAAAAGCAAAGCTCCTGTAAATGCAGATTGTTTTGCCCACGCATTAAATATATCTGCTGGAGTTTGCCTACCTTTATTTTTAATAAGCCTTGACCAAAAATGTCCAAATAGTGGAGTAGACTCTATGCCCATAGTAAATGTGTTAGCAGATGTTTTTCCAAACCTAGCAAACAAACCAGTCCAAGGATTTTTAGAAAGCTCATGGAAAGCACTAGCAACTGCATCTGTTTCATGTTGCAAAGTTAATTCTTCCATTCTACTTCTTGCACCTTGGTCAGCATCATACATCATGTCTAGTTTATCCCTAGTAAGCTTAAACTCTTTCGGCGATAAACTGTTTATGTTTTGCCACCTGTTCCAACTTTCTACAGCTTGCTCTGACCACCAGTCTTCTGGCTTTTCAGGAACTTCTTTTTTGTCTAACCAATATCCCATTCTGGTTTTCATCCATGAGTCTTGGGGTTCATTAAAACCAAACACCCCAGCAGACCTTCCAGCATTCCACTCTCTTAAAGCTCTTAACATTTCTGTTATTTCCAAGTCATCAACAGATTTTTCTAACTCTCCTCCTCGATAAATCTTAGTCGAAATTAATTCTTTTAAAAGCTCTCTAGTGTGTAAGTTGCCGCCAAAGTTTTTTGTATATTTATCAATGAATCCAGACATAACAACTCTTGCCATAGCTTCATTCAGAGAAACTCCCATCATCCAATATTTTCTTGCTGCCTTTCCACTTTGTTGTGCCGCAGCAAAACCACCAGATGTTAAACCAAAAACTGGAACTTCATATTCTTTGCCAAACAATTCAACCATTAAAGGCTCTTGGCCTTCATCTAGTTTTAAATCATCTATATCAACACCACGCTCTTCAATATTTCTAACAATATCTACATTGTCAGCAGATGGTATAAACAATCTTTGAACTAAATTAATAGGTTTATTGTCAGGCATGTTATGGTCTACCCTTAACTCTTTAATTATTTCACCCTTGCTTCTTAACAAAGATTCATTTTTAACAGCAGATTTTTTTATAGCTTTTTCTATTCTTAAAACTTGTTTTCTAAATCTTGCAACATCTGCTCCTCCAAGTACCATTGCATGTAAAGCCAAACTGTCAAAATAAGTTCTAGGCTTTTTCAAAGCCAAGCCAGCACTTGCAGCAAACTGTGTTCCAAAACCAGAAACTAAACCAGCATTTCCTTGGTCTTTTATAATCTGAGCAAGTCTTGGAAAAGACATAAAAAACTTTTGACCAGAAAGAGGATTAAGGGTTAAAGGTCTATGAATACTTCTTGTTTTTAATATAGGGCTTTCATTAAACCTATCAATCATAGCTTGCAAGCCTTTGTCTGACCTAGCATGTTGGGTAACTATTTCCTTTCCATCTTTACCTATATGATATTTTTCTGTTAAGGATAAAATGTTTCTAGGGCTTAGATAACCTTTATTAAGTCCTTTCCTGTGCCAATCTAAAAGTGCTGAATCACCCGAAGATTGTTTAGGAGGAAGAACTGTTCTTGCCATATAACCAGTTTGCGTAGCATTACCATTAATAGCGTCCATTTTTGCCAGAGCTCTTTGAAGCATAACAAAATGTCTTCTTAAAGTAGCAGCTAATAATTCTTTTTTGTCTTTAGATGTTCCGCCAGATAGTGCTCCTATATATGCTTGCCTTGACTTAATAAACTCAGACATTCTTTGATTTAATTGTTTCTTAGCAAGCTCGCCACCTTTGCCTAAAATAACATTCTCTTCTGCGTCTTCTATTCTTGCGTCGTTATAATCTTCTTTAAACTCTGGGTCTAAATCAAATCTTTCTACGTCTGCATCAATATCACCTAAATCATCCAAGTCATCTAAGTCGTCAACGACATACTCAACATCACTTAATTCATCTAATTCATCTGCCTCAATAGCTTCCGCCTCCTTCATTTCAGCCTCAAACTCTTTAGGAGAAGATAATGGTTGCTTATTACTGACTGGCTCTACCTTAACTTCTTTTTTCTTTTCAGCTTGCTTGAACGCAGACTCGGCATTTCTGATTTTTTTTCTTAAAACGTCTTTAGAAGTTCCCTTAATTAAGTTGCCATCTGCATCTACAATGTTATTGTCTGAAATGTATTTTCGTAATTGGCTCATATTCATAGAGTCAATAGGCGCAACGCTTATTTGTATTTCTGGTTCACTAGCTTTTGGCAAATTAATTTCTACATCTACCTCCTTGCTTGGAGCACCTAAAGCATCAGAATATTCATAATTCCTTTCTAGGTATTCATAAATTTTTAATTCTGCTTCTGCCTCACTTCTAAACCTATAACCATCCATTCCGTTTTGTGCAACACCTCGACCATGGTTTGCCATAAATCTATCATTAATAGTTTTTGCTTTGCCATCTAAATCTTCTAGCCTTAACCTAACATCTTCCATATCTTTAAGTATGGGCTCGCCTTGCCTTTCATATCTAAGGTTGACAATATCAAGCATGTCTTCATCACCTTCTGAGATTTGCCTAAGCTCTCTAGCATGTTGAGAAGTTCCTAGCCACTCTAAAGCGTCTTCATATATTTGACCTCTTTCTGGTTCTCCTACTTCACTTTCTTTAACAACCTTAGACTCACCTGTAAGGTCTTCACGAACTTTATTTAATTCTTTTCTTGCCTCAAGTATTTTTTTAGTAAGTTTTTTAATAGGTCTAGGAACATTAAAATTTCCTTTTTTCGCTTCTTCGGAAATTGATTTGTCAAGATTGTCAATAGCTTCTTCTATATCATCAACATCTTTATATTTATTTTCTTTAATGCTTTTAATAATGTTGTCAGCTTCAATTTCGTTTTGCTTAACTACTTCGTGAAAATCTGTGCTTGTATATTTTTTACCTTGACCTCTAAGCTTAACAACTTTTGACAAACCTTTTGCCATAGCTTTAAGAACTTTTACTATGTCTTTAGCTGGAACCCCAGCATAAAAATTAACCAGTCTGCCGTTTGCTTCCTGTATTGCATCTTTATACATTTGCGTTTCTACTTCTGTCCACAAAAAGCTATTTTGTGCTTTTTTCGCTAATTTAGAAACAGCTTGCGGAGACATCTTAATCCCCTTTACAACTCCTGAACCAACGCTACCGCCAACTAATGCGGCTTTAACAATCCATGGGAGAGTCGCAGATATGGCAACACCAACTGATGTTCCCACAGCCAACCCCTCAACACTTCCAATAATAGCGTTATGAATATTTTCATTTCCTTCTTTAATGGTAAACGCATCTATTAAATCGCTATCAGCAACATCGTCTAAAACGCTTGCAACTGGAGCAATAATATCTCCAAATAAATTGTCTGGTACTAAAGAAGAAAATCCTCTTTCCTCTCCCGCATAAGACAATAAGTTAAATAAATTTTCCTCTCTAGGAGTAGCCATCTGCACCAACGCGTCTGTCATTCCAGCAACTCCTGTTGTCATTAAAGCTCCACCGCCGAATCCTCTTGTAAATAAAGCAGTAGCAACAGTCGGTATAGTGTAGCCAGCTATTTCCCAGCCAGCACCTAATTCTGGGTCATCTCCAAACTCAATAGGTTCATATTCTAGTCCAAACATATTGAAAGCTCTAGCCATAGATTTTCCTATGCCCTCAACAATCCACTCAACTGTTCCCAATTTGGAAGGGTCTTTAAAATATCTTCTATATTCTGATAGTTTTCCAGAGCCATCAAACAATCTGTAAGTTAAAAGCTTGTTTGCTTGTTCTTCTTTTTGTGAATTTGTAAAGTCTTCAAACCCACTTCCATCTGGCTTTAACATAGGGTTGGGAATGTTCCCAGTTTGGTATCCCCTATGAATTTCTAATCCATTTTTAATATTAGTAAACACATCATCAGTTTTGTGCTCTGTTATGTATTTAATATAATCAGGATTATTAATTCCTAATGGATTTGCAGAAGATTGAGCATCTGCGTAACGCATATTTTCTACTTGCCAAGAACCATGCTTAAATGAAAGGTCTTGATACAATAAAGCAGAAATAATAGTTTCGTTATCTAAATTTTTTGGTATAGAAAAACCTTTGTATTTTTGTAGTTTTTCAAGATAACCATTTTCTGCAAAAAATCCTTGTTCTTCTAATTGCCTAACAAAATAACTTAAAGACTCTTGGCTTAATGTAACGTCATTGTTTGCATCATAAAGAGTCTCGCCATGCACCCTTTCTAACAATTCAAGAATGCCATTAGATGAACTGTTTGGGTTGTAGTTTCCTAGTAGTGGTTCAATCCATTTATGGGCTGATAGATAAACTTTAGGAGTATAGTTTGGGTCAACAATTCCTTCTTGCTCTCTTTCATTTATAAATTCTTGAAACGCTTTTTGAACGTGTGGCTCTGCGTCTTCAAAACCAACTCCTCTGCTTTCTTTTAATTTTTGAACTGCGGCATTTGTTTCTTGAACATCTTGTTCTATGTCTTGTCCTACTTCTTCTGGCTCACCAAAGCCTACCATGCCAGCCACTTCTGCTGCACTCTGAGCTTCTGGAGACAATAATGGCTCACCACTAACTTGCTCTTGTTCTGCTCCTTGAAATGGGTTAAACCCTTTAGGTGGAGTTATAGCATCAGCATAAGTTTTTTGTTCTTGTAAATTGTTTATATTGGGAATCATTTTGGGAAGACCTGTCTCTTCTGCTCCTTCTGTTCCTCCACTTCCCATAGCTGCTCCCATTCCACCCATAGCTCCCATCATAGGGTTAACACCTATCATGTTGTTTGCTGCTGTTATTGTGTCCGCATTAATAAATTTGTCTGTTCTAGCTATTGTTTTTTTATCTGGATTTGTGTGATGAAATTTATAATACGCTTCTTTCATTGCACCAGAATCTCCTTTAGCTATCTTCTTTAAAAAATTATCTGAGCCTGTTTGACCAAACATGTTTGCATAAAACGCCATGTCAGATTGCTCATCATTCCACTGCCTAGGGTCTTGGGGCATAGCATCTATATACTTCTGGTCTATGCCCATGTTTTTCATTCTGTTTTTTGCTGTAATTACGCTATCATCTGTAAATTGATAAACACCCTTTGCTGTAGTTGTTGGGCTTTTTGCATCAAGTCTATAATCTGATTCTATTCCCCTAACTGCATTAGAAAACAAATACATGTTAGCGTTAAAAGTTTGAGCTTCTGATTCAGGTATGCCCATGCGCTTACGCTGAGACTTTAAAAACTCTAATACAGTTGGGTTGTTTGGGTCTTGTTTCATTATCTTCTTTTTCTATTTTCTGCCGTTTGTTTCATTATTTCTGAAACGCTTTTTGGTCTATTGTCGACAACTTTGCCATCAACTGGGTCTTGTATGCCACCTAGTCCAGCTCCTTGCGCTTCAATTTGTTCTGGAGTTAATTGAAGTGGAATCCTTTCTTTTAGTATTTCTTCTCTATTTTTAAGTCTAAGTGTCGCGTTACTATCTTCACCTTCTTCTGTACTTCTACTTAAATCGCTATCAGTAGCGTCAACAGCATTGTTTAATATTTCGTCCTCGAAAAACATCTTGTCATATTCTTCTTCTCTTAAGTCTAATGTTTGTTCGTAAACAGAAGCGTAAGCCATGTATGTTTCTAATCCATCTAAAGCCTTACTGTAAGCTGTGCTTTTTCCCTTAACACTCATACCTTTAAAATTAATTCCGTTTTTTAACATTTTAAAAGTATCGACCATTGACATTATTTCACTTTTATCTACCCCGATGCGAAGCAAATATGTTCTAAATTCTTTATTAGGTCGACCCTTCTCGTCAAGATATTTAAAGTCGTCAAGATTTTCTTTCTTATAAACTGAATCACCAATAAGAGCGTCGTAAATATTAGTGCTTTCTTTAGACACTATTTCGGCATTGTCTGCTGAAACTATATCAAAAGTTTCAGACTCCGCTTCGGTCAAGAAAAATTTAGTATCGGCTTCTGTTTTTATATCTATTACTTTTACATTTATTGCTCTGTCCGCTTTGTCAATGTCTGAATAGGCAGTAACTTTACTATTAATAACTTGCATGTCTTGTAAGTCTGTACCTTTTAATTCGCCATTTATATCCTTATTTGCCTTAAGCCTGTCTTCGGCAATCTTAGTTAAGTCGTCATATTGCTGTTGAGTTAACAAGTCTCCATCGTCTGAATGAAGAATTTTGTCTAGCTCTTTTTGAAAATTATCTTCCGTAAGTGAAAGATTTTTTCTTAGTGCTAGGCTTTGTGCATTAAAATATGTAATGCCCTTTTGTGATTCATCGCCAAAACTTAAATTGTCAGAAATTGTTTTTAAATCTCTTAAAAGTTTAGCTTGTCCTGACGGGCTAAAACCTTTAATTTCGTTTGCCTCATCACTTGCAATTCCACGTTGCTCTGTTACCCAATCCTCATAAGTTTGTGTTTTTTTAGAGTTGTCTGGCTGACCACCTCTTATAGTCGTTCTAAACTTTTTAATTATTTTATCTAAGCTTTCGTCGATAGAACTGCTTAAAAGTTTTTGAGAGTCTTCAAATCTTTTTGTTGCGCTTGCTCTTATTGCATCTAAAGTTTCGTGAGACTTTGTTCCCACTGGCGCAAACATAACTTTTTCTCCATTTAAAGTCATGTGGCTAAATCCTCTCTGAACAACATATATTAAATCATTTACCTTTGTTAAGGCTGTTTTATCTCCTAAAGAAGCATTATCAATAATTTCATTTGCTAAAGACTCGATAGATGTCATTAAAACTTGGTTAGGATTTTCTATATCTGCGTCATACAGCTGAGCAGCTTGCTCTTCCAACATTGCCAAAAGAGATTCTGCTTGAGGAGAAAAGTAAGTTTCAGAAATTTCAGAATAAGGAACACCGTCTTCATCATGGTAAATAGGTCTTCCAGTTCTTGGGTGATATATAGCAGATTTTTGATTTATCTCTTCCCATGCTTTTAATTCTTCATCCAACATTTCTGACCTGCTTTGAGCCATTTCTGATGCTTCTTCTAAATTTGCTGACCTAATAATTTCACCTCTTAAATAAGCAGATAATAATTGAGCATCATAGCTTTCAAATCTTTTACCAGTTTTGTGGTCGATACTAGGCATTGTCATAACTTCCGAAGTTACTCCTTCTCCAGTGTTATCAATCATTTTGTAAAGCTCAGCAATGTTTGATTGCACCCTAATTGCTGTAGCCTCTTTTGAGCGTTGGTCTTTTTTAAACTCAATAGCCTCTTCTATAGATGCCTTGTGAGCAGTTCTGCTGTTTGAATACGTTACTAACTGCATAGGAGTCATTCCCTCTGTTCCAGCAAAAATATCATTCCCTTGAGAGTCAGTTGCCACTGGAGTTTCTGCGTACTCCTCTTCAAACATTTCTTCTATTTCCTCATAAGTCTTTGCAAAATTTTCATCAGGATTTGTCAAAGAACCCATGTGCATTTTAAAGTAAGCTGTTTTTTTATTGTGTAAAAGTTTTGACCTTTCTTCCTCAACAGCTTTCATAGTAGACCAATTTTCATGCGCTCTAATTATTCCTTCCTTTTGAGCTTTAGCATTTGCTTCCCTAACAATTTTGTCAACTTCGTCTTGTGATAAATCGCCTGTGTCTTTTAAACCTTTAATTGATTTAATTTGTTCTTGCCAAACTTCTTTACTTTTATTTTCTCTATCTTCTAAATCTTTAAAATTTAAAAAAGTTTGACTAGCACCAGCAAGAGTTTTGGATAAATTAGCAAATGCGTTATCAGGAGCTACAAAGTTAAGGTTAACTTGAGCCCCTCCACCTGTTGGTATATTAGTTGCCTGTATATTTGGTTCTGGTATTTCTGCCATTATTCTATTGCGTCGTCGCTTCTCCCTGTGTCTTTAACAAAACTATAATATGTATTAAGCCCATCTAAAGCGTATTGACCTGACTGTGCCATTAATTGACCCCATACTGGGTTCTGTAATTGCGACCTTAAATTTGCGTCTGACATATCAAATCCCAACTCTTGAGCCAACCTTGCATCTGCTATTCCTTCACGCTGATACATCATTGCTCGCTGTTGCTTCTCCATATTTTTAATCATTATTTGTTCTGCTGCTAAATTGCTACGAGTTAGTTGATTTGCTGTTTCTGCGGCAGATGTGCCAGACATGCCTCTTTCAGCTTGCATGACTCGTAGACTTCCCATTTGTTGCTGATATGCTTTTTGTCTTTGCGCGTGTGCCTGAACAGATTGTTCTTCTAAATCTCTATGTGCCTGAAACAAGCTAGTCATTTTTCTGTCAAACTCAGCTTTGGCAAATCGTCTGTTAATCCTGTTTTGTATTTGTTGAATTTTTAATGCTGAACGTTGATTTGCTGCTCCCTCAAATCCTGCTGCAAGCCCTGTTAAAGCTTGCATCCACCCCATTATTTGACCCATGCTGTCCATGCTCATGTCATTGTTTTCTGCGTCAGCCATTATTTTGCCTCCTTCGTTTTTTCAATTAAAATAGTTATGTCTTTTTGCATCAATTTAATGTTTGTGTTGTTCTCAACTAGCATATCGTCTATCCGCTCCATCCTCGCTTCTAGCTTTTCTATATCCGCTTGGTTCTGTGTTACTGACGATTTTAATGAATAGAAGAAACCAATGGCTGCTATAAGTGGAACAGCAATGGTTAGAGCTAACTTAGTGTTAGTCAGTATGTGCGTAGTTTCGCTAGTTTTGGTCATAATACATTTGGTTAAGTCCTTTAGTTGTCATTAACTCGTAGACTCTATAGGTTAAAAGTGTGTTTGGAATCTCTACATATTCTCCTGTTGGTGTCATTCCTATTACATTGTGAAAGCGTTGATGCCTAAAATTGTCAGCTAAAGCAAAGGAAATTAGGCGAGAGTATAATCCGCCGTATTCCTCTATTAATTCTTTTAAAGCTTTTACAAACGCAAAAGGATATTTGGCTACCCTGTTTGTGCTTAAAGACCAAATAACTGCTGTGTCTTCTTGCTCTTCATGTTCTACTAACCCAACTAAAGCAATAGGTTCATCGTGTTCAGTGTTTATTGTGAACACATATTCAGATTCTTTAATCCCAGCCAAACAGCTGTCCGCCGGAGAAGCTCCTAATTCTTCTAAAGGTACTACTTCGTCTTCTCTAAGGATTTTACTTACCTTAGTGGCTTCAAATACGCTTGGGTTAGAATTGATGTAGAGTTTCATTAATTTGTTCTCGACAATCGAGATGTGTGCATAAGCTCAAAAGCAGCACCAGTAATCGTAACTGTCTGATGCGTATCTGAACTTAAAGTAATTGTTGGAAGGTCGCTTCTTGCAGCAACCGATGTTCTTAATGTTGAGGTTTCTGACGGTTGGTCTCCCATAACCGCTCCACCTGAAAATGAGCCTGTATATTCTTTTACAGACGATGATTTAAAATCACTAACTGTGGGAAAACTAACAGTAGATTTTAAGTATTGGGTATCGTTAAAGTAGACCTCGTACCACTTAGTTGTAGTTCTGCCGTCTGTAACCGCTACCTCTTTGCCGTCTCTACCACCACGCTTAATGTATTGTTTGCTAAACTCGTATGACGCTTCAAATGTTAAACCCAACACAATAGTAGCTGTTGATGCAATGTTTCCTGTAACAACAACATATTGATTAGTCGTATTGGTGTGGTCTACTTCGTAAGTAGTATTTGTCGCTGAATCAAATACAATAATTTTGGCTTCTCTACCTTCATCATCATCACCATTATCTGCAATATCCCACTCAGCAGTAATTCTTGTTTTTCCAGATGTAGGTGTATTTGCAGCCATTGACCCAGTAGGAACTGTAAATGCCAAATCTACAGAGTTGGTTAGGCTGTCAGTATTGTCAAACTTCATGTAGGTTAAAATCCAATGACAATCACTTACTACAGTGCTTGAGTCATCGTGATGACCTTCAATTATGTGAAACTTGTCAGATATAAAATGACCGCCTTTAATGTAGTTACAAGCCAACTCGTATTTTGACCAAGCTGACTGTACTCTTTGATTTCCTTGATTGTAATACTTGTACATATACAAAGTGTTATCACCTGTATCTGTCTGCACTACAACTGTGTTTGCCAACGAAGAAGCAGATATCTTTGTAATCTTTCCGCTAATGTAGCTAGGTATATGCTCTGATATGCTCTTAGCCTCAAAGCTTATTTCTGTTGAACCTGTTGGGTACATCTCATATACCGCAGATGCACCTGATTTCTCTTGAGCAAAAATAATACTGTTGTCGTTTACTACTGGTCTACATAGTGTGCTGTTCTCATAGCTACTACCAAGAGACAAAGCTGCCGTTGATGGCGTTAGCCCTTGATTGCCTTGCGTTAATAAGAATTGCGCCCTATCAGAGAATATTACAAGTTGGTTAGAAAACGGAATCGCCCAATTTAAATAGGTTATCTCGTTTACAGATGACGTGATGTCAATGCGGTCTGAGTCAAGCAAATTGACCACAGATGTTCTCCAAAAGTTAAACGCATTATCTACTTCTGATAATACAACACTTTCACCAGCCAACACCCCTAAACGGCTTTTATAGAAAAATATATCTCTTATTGGGTTTCCTATAAACTGAGGAGCTGGGTCAGACGATGCGTCTCCTACAGACTTGTCGCTCCAAGTAGCTGGCTTAAATCTGTATTCTGTGCTACTGTGCTTGACAAGTTGGTGTGGCATTGTTGCTGGGTCTATTTGATATTGCAAACCAATATTTAAAGTTTCTTTCCACTCGCCTTTGCTAAATTGATTTGTTGTTGCGTTAGCGTCATCAGCAACAAACTTAACGTAATAATCGTCTACGTTTGTTTCTTCGTTTCCTTCTAGCTTTAACACATAGTTGTTTGGCGCAGTAGTTGGTAAAGCATCTCTATCGTCTAACACATCTGTGTAAGATTTACTCATTGTGTTTCCGTAGCTATCCGTTACGTCTATACTAATGCTAGAAGCGTCAGCATCTTCTTTTGATGCAAACGAAGCATACCAAGATATAATTGAACCTGTTGTTTCGTTAGCGTCTTTTACTTTAAGTCGTTGGAAATGTATTTTGTTTCTAACTGGCGCAGTCGAATCATCTTGGTCAGAAGCATCTGCTCCAGCTAAAGCTGTAACAGTAAATCTAGCATCAGCTCCTGTTGTTCTAACCATGTTTCCACCAGATGCGTTAGTTAAAGTTCCTTCCCTAGTAGAGTGAACATTAACTAAATATGAAGACTTAGTTTCGTCAAAAATAACATTTGCTTTTACAGCTATAGTGTCGGTTTCACCGTTTATTGCTTCGGCTAAATTTTCCATTGACTCTAGCATTGTAGAACCTTTTGTAACACCTACGTTAGTTCCACCTGAGCCTGTATTTGTAGTACCAGCAAATTCAAAAGCTCTTGTAGTATTGCTTGCATCACAACCTGTTATGGTTATTTTGTCATTATCATTTGGTTGCGTTACAAATGTTACATGACCATGGTCATAATTACTTCCACTTCTTAACTTTTCTGCTGCTGTATCTGAGCCTTCACCATCTCCGTTAAATAATTGGTTAGCGTTGTTGTCGCTATACGTTATTTGAATATTTGTAGTAACGTCTGTGTAAGTAGATGCGTTTGTGGTGCTAAAAACTCTAGCAGTACGAGCTTCTGTTGTGTCTTCTAGGGCATAATGAATAGCACCAGCTATTAAATCTGACCTAGCATCCATTGTGCCTGTATTACCAGAAGCACCACCAGAAGCACCTTTAGCAGAGTTTGTTGTTCTAATTGTAATTGACCTAAGTGTGCCTTCTGAATCTGTTGCTTTTATTTCGTATCCAGAGTCATACGCGCCTTCTTTAATAAAGATAATGCCACGCTTAACGTGGTCGCGTTCATACATTCCTGTGCCACCTGATGTAGTAGCTTTTAACGCTGGAGTTATATCTTTATTTGCTATAAACGTGTAATCAGCAATCGTAACCGCTGAGTAAGGGTGTGTTTCTTGCTCATTTGTAACATCAAGATAGTTAAGCTCAGAAGCATCTAAAGAATTACCATCTGCATCTCTTACATCTAATTTTTCAAGACTAGCGTCTTCTTCGTTTAGCTTAAACAAAGATATGTCAGGTGTAGCGTCTGCTCCAGAACCATCGTAGCCAATACAAAGCATAAGTTGCTCAGAAGTGCTACGATTGATAACGTGGGTAAATGTGTTCTTTGCTGGGTGCTGTAAAGAAGCTTCGCCGTCATCTATATATTGCACATAATTAGTGCCAGCACGTTTAGTCAATCCCTTAATAGGGTCAGCAAGAAAGTTCTTTTGCTCTGAACATTGATTGTCAAAACGCTCAGAATCAGGTTGCTGTGAAACGCCCCCTGTTAAGTTTTTAATATTCTTTCTAGTATATGCCATTATGAACGTCTAATAAGTATGTTATTTACAGAAGAACTATCTCTAAGCATGTTTACCTTGTCTATTCCAAATTCGTAATCTGTTAGTTTTGCTTTTGCTTCTAACTCATCTCGCTCAGTAAATGAACGAATATCTCTTGAGCCAACCAACCTGTCAGCATAAATTCTTGACGCTCTAATAACGCAGTATCTTTTTGCTGCCTCTGGTAAATCTAAGAAGTCTAGCAAATAAACTCCTGTAATTGTTATTGTAGCTCCAGCAGTAAACGTATCAGTCTTGTCTTTCATCGAGTAAACAAAACCGCTACGAATTACATAGTCTTCCTCTGTGCTTTCGTTTCTAATTTGAACGTAGTCTTGTGGGGAAGTGGCAGAATATTTGCCATCACCGTTTGCAGTTAATACTCTTTCTTCTTCTGTATTAAACACATAAGAGTCCATGCAAACATCTCTAATAACTTCGTTTAATATTGTTTGAGCAGAAGAAACTTCGTAAGGCAAAGTACCACTAAGAGTAGTAACTGTAGATTCGCCAATAGTTTGAAGCATAGTGTTTACTGCTTCTAGTTCTGTAGTTGTGTTTAAAGTAGCCATAATATTAAAAAGTTAAGGGTAAGGCAGGGTGCATAGCACCCCACCTAAAAAAAATAAAACTATGCACCAGCCATTTTTATGGCAGATTGAGGGCGTAAAATGCCCGCACCAGCAGCTTGTTTGGCTACAAGCAATGTGCCTTGCCTTGAGGCTTCGTATGAAGCTTCTGTGGTCATTCCTCGCAAATTAACCCAGCCAGCAGCATCGCCATGATAAGCCAAGCCCCAAACTTTGGTTAAGTCTGTCTCGTAAGTCGAGCGACCATCCATGTCTTTTAAAGGGTCAGCGGAATCAGCAGCTATGGTTGCGTTTTGGTCAAACTCATCCCAGATAGCAGATTTAAGAATCTTAAAGCCCATAAAGTGAAGTTCACCTGGCTTGTTTCTGTCTCCACCAGTACCGAAGTCGCTAGAGACTACACCATCCATACCCATGAAATTATAATAATCTGTAGGGGTAACGAGCATATAGCGATTTTCAGTTGGAACAGCTCTATTGTCAAAAAGACCAGCCGCTACTTGAATCTCATCCAACTTTTGTTGAGTTGTCAATGCTGCAACGGCAGCTGAAGCGTGATTTCGAGTAGAATCTGAGCCTTTAACAAGAGCACCTATTGACCATCTGTCGCAAGCTGTAGCTAGAGCAGCACCCATTTGAGCAGCGTATTCTGCGCGGCTATTGTAGTGTTGCATAGCTTCATCAAGGTAATCGACAAATGCTTTCGCAATTAAGAGTTTGTTAATTTGAATAACTTTTTCATCATTGGACATATCTGAATCATATCCAGAAGAAAATAAATCTTGACCTGGAGTATGAAGCTTAGCGGCCTCTGTTGAAATTGTTGGAAATTGGCAGCTACGGCCACTGGTTATATTTCGTTGACGCAGAGTGTCCTTAACAACTGTACGCTTGTTGTATTCGGCTACTACTTCGCCCCCGAAAACACGCAAATATGCAGACAAGTCTTCCTTACCTGGATAATTTGGTGTTGAATCTGTTGGGTATGCCATTTAAAACCTCCTATGGTTTATTGGCGTTAAAAAGTAAAAGTCAAAAATAAATTTGACAAAAAGAAAAACATAATCGAATACACATCTAAGAAGTTATCCAAGACCATTGCCTCGCAAGGCATTTGGTAAGGGCTAGTTGATAACGACTCGATTAGTGATTTGGTCATCGTTTAATAATGTAAACGTAGACAACATTTGCGCTACTGCTTCCATCTTTTAAAAGTAAAAAGAGTGGTATGTGTCCTTCTGCAATAACTCCAGCTTTAGAAGCAGTGGGAGCAAAAACACTTTCACTTGCTGGAATATCCATTGCAACGGCATTTGTGCCATCCTTTTTTATTCCAACAGCACTGTCGTCAAATTCTGGAATCCAGTATTGAACTGCTCCGTCTGCGTGAAAATATACTGTTCTTGCGTCTTGTAGATGTAAAGCTTCGGTGCTAAAAGCCCCGCCTCCTAATGTGTGTTTTTCCACACGCATAGATGAATTGTCCTTAAGTATTGATACTGCCATGATTAAAATTTAGATTTAAAAGATTTTTCCATAACCTTATCTCTAAAGCTAGGGTCTGAGTGGTAACGAGGGTCTTGCATATCTGCAAGCATGTGAGCTTGTGTTTTATATCCGCCCTCAGAATGAGCAATCGCATCAGCTTTAACTAGATTTGATTGCGGTGATTTGGTTTCTGCTCTCATTCGAGCATCTAGGTTTTTGATTGCAAAACGCATCTCGTCTGGAGTTCCGTTTTCCATTATGTTGTCATAAGTGGTTATTTCATTTTCTGACAAATTGTTAGCTGCCCAACTAATTAGACCTTTATAATCTTCAACACCTGCTGACATTTCTTTCATTTCGTTATCAGCTTTGTATTGTTCTAATTCTTGAACGCGGTCAACTAATTCTTTAGGAACGCCAGCTTCTTCAAACTTAGCGTAAATTTCTTCGTTTATTTCCCCAGCTTCTTGCAAAGCTTGATAAGCCTCAGTAACAGCTGTTCTTTCAGTGTTATTTTCGGTATTGGTGTTTTCCTGATTAGGCTCGGAACTGTTCTCTGTATTGTTATTTTCGCTAACTTGTCCACTAGACGGTTCTGGATTCTCAGAATTAGTATCTTGAATTTGATTGTTGCTCGGTTCATGTAGCTTTTTCTCCAATGCTTGATATGCGTTTTGCAAATCTTCTTGAGTTTCAAACTTACCCAATATTTTTTCTGTTCTAGGAGCTGGGTCTTCTTGACCTGCTGCTGCTAGTTCTTCTTGAGTAATGTTGTATTTCTCTACTTCTTCTTGAGTAAACCCCTTAGTCGAGTCAACTCCGTCTGTAGGAATTGTTACTGAGTGATGTAAAATATTATTTTCTGCGTTCATTGTTGTTCAGATTCTTTTGCTTGTTCTAGTAATTGTGGAGCAACCTTTTCTACAAGTCTGCCCTGTTGCTCTTGTTGCATCATGGCTTGTTGCATTTCCATTTGTTGCTGTTGAGCCATCATAGCTTGCTCTTGTTCCATAGCTAACTGCTCATCTGATTTCAATATATCTTTATCTACGCCAATAGCTCTAACTAAAGATTTCATTAAAGCTCTTTGGTCAATAACTTGTGAATACGCTTCGGGTGTCATTTGCGTAGCCATGCCTACAAATTGTTGAAGCCTTTCCAAATCGCTAGTTCTACCTAACGCAGAAATGCCTGTGCTAATAATTAGTTTCACATCCCTTGGAAGTTCTGGAATAACTTTTTCAACTGTAAGCCTGTCAATAATAGCTTTAACCAAAGGTCGCATAAATTCACTTGCGAGCATAGAGTATGCGCCAGCAAGAACTTTCTCTAAAGAATTTACGATTGCATTAATCTCAGTAGCAGTAGTCATTCCCTTTGTAGGTAGACTTGCATCTAAAAGATTAAAAGCATAAGAAAGCCTACGCTCTAACGTTTGAGAAGCTTGAAAAGCAACTGACATATCATTGCCTTTATTTGCCTGTAGAGTAGTAACATCACTTGCAACGCCATTAATAACATCTCCATTTTCTGCCTGAGCTACGTTTTTTGCACGAGTTGTCGACGCGGGGTTAACCATAAAAACAATTTTTGAGGCGATGGCCGCCGCCTCGACTTGAGCCTTTTGAAGTCCTTCTAAAGAATTTAAATCTCCATACAACCCTTCTACATAGCTTCGACCATAAGATTCACCAGTTACTTTTGTCATTCTTAATGCTAAGAAAGGTAGTTTGTCTAAGTCGTAATACTCTTTGTTGTCTAAAACTTTTCCGTTAACTTCTTGGTAAACGTAATACCTGTCGTCTTCTAAATGAACACAAGTATAGATAGCTATGTTTTTCTTGTCCTCTTCGTGAGAATCGCTAGGTAATTCAATCCCCATATTCTCTGCCACTTGAGGGCTTATCTGCTCTTTAATAATAATGTCCGTAACATTTCCTTCAATGTCGCGGTGAACCACATGGTCTTCAATAGAATAATTTCTAACCAAACCGTCTGGCTGGACATAAATTAAAGATGACCCAGCAATAAGAAGATTCTTTAACGCTTCAAAAATAGTAGGTCTAAGGTTTTTATTTTCTAATTCTTCAAGAACAGTTCTTTCAATAGTAGCTAACGATTCATCTACTTCTGCTTTTATTTGGTCTGCCTGCTCTCCAAACTGCTCAAAAGAAACATCACTAACAAGTAGCCTGAAAAAGGGCATATTGCTAGGAAACAAAGACAGCATTAAGTTAGATGCTAAATTGTTTACACCTCTAGCTCCAAGTGATTGATAAGGGGTATCATAAGATAGCGTAGATGTTTGCTTGTGATAATATTTATCACGAATAACAAGGGGCAATGTCAGTTCTGAACAACGCCTAGCTCTAATTAGAAACTGCTCACGCTCGTCTTCTAATTTTTCATATAATTTTTTTCCCATTTCTAATAATTAGCACCAGATTCTCCGCCACCGCCTATGGTGAATTGAGAACGCATATCTTTACGTCCACCAGCAAAAGGATTCTTGGTAACAGGAGTTGTTTGAACATTTTCTTTTCTTTTAGCTTCCTGCTGACGAATCATAAGATTTCTAGCTTCTTGAGCCTTAGAACGCTCTTCCGCTTTTCTTGCTGCTTCTTCTTGAGTTTCTCTTTGAATGCGTCCAGCAACGTGTTGTTTTCTCATGCCCTCAGCTTGCATTGCCATCATTATTCCCATTGTTACGGGGTCTGCCATAATATTTTTATTGGTTTAAGTGTAAATCTTTTAAAAAGTTAACAACCTCACGCTTTCCGGCTTGAAACATTATTTCTTTAATATCGTCAGAAGGCTTATGGTCAGTAGGTGGAATCACATTTTCTAAGAAATTTATTAATTCTTTAGAGATAATAGGAGTCTTGTCCTCTTCGTCCATTGTAAGCTTGTTGTGTAAGTTTCCGTAAAGCCTTTTATATAAAGCCTTTTTGAATTTTTTTTAATAGCTGTTAGCGTTTTATACTACATCGCTATTAGCGATAGCCTAGCGAGGCGGTTAATCTTGTCAAGAACAATCGCTTTTTTATTTTTTTTATTAATTTGTTTGACATGAACGGTAAAGTTTTGTAATGTGTATGTTCACGCGGTAGCTAGTCTACTGCATCACTTAACAAATAATAAATAAAATGGCTTCAAGAGCAGAAAATAATATCCTCGGTCTTGCACAGAAATATAGTCTGGAGCAAGGAAAGTTCGCTGACTTTTATCAGCTTCACAATAATTGGTGTCTTACTAAGCATGGTGCAGAAAAAATTATGTACGCAGAAGAGATTACTTACGCTACAATAAGAGAGACTGCAAGAGAAGGAATTTGGGCTATAACTGCTAGATTTACTCACAAGGATGGTAGGACTGTAGAGATGAATGGGTCGTGCCGATTTGATGGCACTAAGAATACTCCAGAGCGTAGCCACGCCCCAGAAATGGCATTTAAGAGATGTCTTGTTAGGGGGATTGTTGCTATTCTTGGGTTGGAAGCCCAAGGCGTTTATGGAGAGGAGGAGTTTGATACTGACTTTAAGCAGAACGGAAACGCTCAACCTGCACCGCAACCAGCTCCACAGCCCGTAGCTCAACAGACGCAAAACCCTACTGTGGAAGAACTTAACGCCATTGCTCAAGGAGCAGCGCCACTTCAAACTCCTAGCAATTCAGGATTTACTCCACCCCCACAAGGAACTAAAGGTTGGGTTCAGAATGGGGAAAAGCTTCCTAGCGATTGGAATAATCTGATGGGAGAAATATCTGAGATTACTGGCTTGGAGCGAGCTAGGTTTGAGCTAAAAATGTTTGACCACTGCACAGCTTGGCAAAGCCCTAAAGGGTTATTTCTTCAAAGCAGTAAGTTTAAAACCTTTGGCGAGTACGCTTTGGGTCATAAGGAGTGGAACGGCGAGGTTAGTTACAACGCTTACGGTGCTCTTAAAGCCCTGAACAAAGGCAGAGAAGCTGTTCAAGAGCTTAAATCTAACGGCGAAGTATTGCTTAATGAGGTTAACGGAAGGGGCGGAATGTCTCTCTCTTACGCTTTAACTAGAAAAAGCAACAACCCTGATTTGACTGGTGCTCCTGCTCAAGAACTTATGGACGAGTTTGGTGGAACTGTAGATGAGATACCATTCTAATGGAGGCGACCATGAATAAATTTTATAACTGTGAGATTTGTCTTGGCGACGGCTACGAATATGAATGGGTTGAAGACAAAAGAGAAAAACGACCATGCCCTTCTTGCAAAGAAACTGGATACTTGTCATTTCTGGAAATGGTAAAGTCTGGATATGCTGACAAAATGGATGCTAAGGCCGCAGTTGAACTAGGCAATAAAGCTTGTGATAAGATAATTAAGTCAACTAAGCAGGAATTGCTAGTCAAATTGCGAAAAGAGCTTGAATATTTGACAGAGTGCATGCCATTAGCGTTCACTTCTGACGATTTATGGGCGCGTCTTGACGAGCAAACAGCTACAGAAATATCTGCTAGGGGTGGAAATGTTATAGGCGCAATCTTTAAAGAAGCAAACAGAGCTAACAAGATTGAAGATACAGGTCAAATGATTAAATCTTCTAGGCTTAGAGCTAAGGGTCGCAAAGTTTCTGTGTGGAGGAAGTGCAATGGTTAAGCTAACTAACAAACAAAAGAAACTCGTTCGTGTTTTGGAAGGGTTTACAATCATTGGTAAAGTGCCAACTCATAAGGAAATAGCAGGGTGTCTAGGCGTTACGCCTCCAGCTGTTACCGCTATGCTAAACAATCTTGAACGGAAGGGAGTTGTTGAGCGTAGTACAGGGTGGCGTTCTGTGAAATTAACCAGTGGAGTGTCTGATGAATAACCACTTCATAGGAATTGATACAGGTATTAATGGTGCTTGTGTGGCTATCGACCAGTTCGGTAGCCTCATAGGTTCTAGGGATTTACCACACATTAAGGCTGTACCATGCTACAGATTAAAGAAAACTAGAAGTGTGTTAGACATTAAAGCATTAAAGAAATGGCTTCAATGTTTTGATATCGAAAGGATAGTGGTGGAAGAATCCGCTAGCTATCACATGGGGAATGTTTCGGCTTATACTAGCGGATTTAACAACGGTAGGCTTCACGCAATTTGCCTTGATGTTGTTGGCGAAAGCAGGTTTACGCCTATACCGCCAAAGCTCTGGCAAAAAGATTTGTTTGGAGACATAATTAAAGATACAAATTGGACTAAAGAAGAATCAATAAGGCAAGCCAAGAAGGCACATGGTGAATTAATTCTCTTTGAAAAGCCTATTAGGACAGCTGATGGTTATGCAGATTCTTGTCATATAGCCGAATGGGGTAGAATAAACAATAATAAAATAAATGAAAAATGATTATAACACCAATGTCATTACCGAAAAGCAAGTTAACCACTTATGTTTGTGTACAGGATACGATGGAATCGGACGAGGACTTAAAAGAGTTTTCCCATCTTTGCGAACAATCGGTTATGTGGAAATCGAAGCCTTCGCAATCGCAAACCTGGCTTCAAAGATTGAAGAAGGTAAAGTGGATGAAGCTCCTATTTTTACGGACGTTAAAGCCTTCCCTTACAGAAAGTTTCGTGGATGCGTGGACATCCTCTCTGCGGGATTCCCATGTCAACCCTTTTCCGTCGCAGGAAAAAAGCAAGGAGTTGAAGACCCCAGGCACATCTACCCTTACATATCAGAAGGCATTACCCTTTGCAGACCAAGATATGTCTTATTGGAAAACGTTGAAGGAATCGTTAGTAGAAAAACAGCAGACGGAGAATCGGTACTCCTCTATGTCCTTAGAGATTTGGAAAGCAGAGGTTATTCGTGTGCGTGGGGAACATTCAGCGCGGCTGAAATTGGTGCGCCACACCTTAGAAAAAGAATCTTCATCCTTGCAAAGTTGGGGAACTCCGAAGGAACAAGACTCAAGGGCGGCAACCTGGGACAGGGGGAAACACAATCTAGGAGAGCAAGTTCATGGGTCAGTAAATACCCAGCAAGACCTAACGAGGAACAATTTGAATGGGAAGAACCCAGAGTCATTTCCAACTCCAAGAACGTCAGATGCGGAGGGGGGGAGAATAGAAACTCTGAAAACAAAAGATGGATTCAAGAGTCTGCGCAAGTCGAGCAACCAAACATTTGGGGCGAAGCTGAGAGATGCAGTGGAGATGGAAGAACCTCCAAAGTACAGGTTAAACCCAAGTTGGGTAGAACAATTAATGGGATTGCCAGTAAACTGGACCCAACTACCAACAGAGTGGACAGATTAAGATTGCTTGGAAATGGTGTAGTGCCAGATACTTGCGAGTTGGCTTTTAGAACATTATGGAAAGATTTAATTTACTAGCTGAACAATTACAGGAGCATTTTTACAATGAACAGTAACTCTTTACAGGCTCTTGATTTGCTCACAATGGGTGAGATGGATATTCGTAGCTGGTGGAAACGAGTTAATCGTGATTCTCATGGTCGCATGATGCAGTTGGGATACATCAAAACTTCGCCTAGAAAAAATGGCAAGGTTTGGATGGTACGAATTACAAGAAAAGGAAAAGATAGATTGATTCTAGGTAAATAGCTATTGTATAATTCTAGACAGTGAGGGGGGTGTTACTCCTTACACTTGCAGAAACAAGGTTTTCTTTTCAGTATCATTTAATTTCCCTTGCTTTTGCCTCGTTAGCATCATAACTAACGTAGCCCTTACTATTTTTTCCAGCTAGTTACAGAGTTTCTTAAAACATATATTGCTCGTTCTAGTTCGTCAGGCTCTAACAACTGCTTGTGTTCTCGCTCAATCATACCTGCCTGGATTAATTCTTCTATTAACCACTTTGCAGCTTCAAGAACACACTGCAATCTATCACGCTCGCTGAGCAGTTTGGCTAACAAAAACCTATCAACTTCTGTATTGCCTTGCTTTAGCCCTATGGGGTTTAAATGCGTTAGCTCTTCTTCTGTCAAAGGCGTAAAGCTTTTGCATTTTAAATCCTCCATACGCTTGCCTCTGCCCATTATATTTTATATACCTTTGGCAATGGAGATGATTTGTCTCTGTCGTCGTAAATACAATACACACCGGCTGTCCACATATTGTGGGGAAATGCGTAGCTCATCCCTTCACTCTCTCTTTGAGCGACATAACCACCTTCAACGCAGAACAATTCTCCCTGCTGCGGTGAGGTGAAAAACATTATCCCGAACTTATGCGTATGGCCGATGTGTACTGATTCTCCTAGTAGTTGACCTATCTTAAGGGCATGACGAGCTGGAAACGCGCTAGAGCCTTTGACTTCGTGCCCATGTAAAAAGCGTACCTTGCCTTGCCCAGTTGTGGTTCGCACTGGAGTCTTGCCAGCATCTTTAACCCACTTAATATTTAATTCTTTAAGACCTAGAAAATGTGGCAACATGTTTCTCGTAACAGACATATACGGTACACACTTGTCAATCATCCGTTCCCACCGATATTCGTGGTTACCCCTTATGTAAATTATCCTTGTCTTGTCCCCAGCTGTTCTCCTTATTTTTGCTAGATATTTATTTGTCTGCTCTAGCTCGTCTTCTAGGTTATCACGCCAGTGTACGATTTTGGGATGAGTGGTCAGGGCGTGAACATCACAAACATCCCCTAGAAATATTATCTTGTCAGGCTTTTCGTTCTTAATTAGCCGGTGCAGCAGTCTCTCAGACTTGTGCGAATGAAATGGCACATGTACATCAGGCACTACGAGGGTCTTGACCATAAGTGTTTATTTACTATAGATATATAATCGACAGATTCTACGACTGTTTTCCATCTTTTTCGTTATTGACTTACAAAATGGCTATGTTTAAATGTCAAAATGACTGATGTTGGAAGCCCACTTATGACCATAAAAATATTGGGAGTTCCTATTAAAGTCATGCTTGTTAAGTATGGGGAAGAGGATGACTCAGTATACGGACAGTACGACCCAGAGACATACACGATAGAGCTGAATGCAGACTCTTCTCCCTTACACCAAAAAATAACTCTGGTTCACGAGATTCTTCACGTTATTGAGGATTTGCTAGGGCTAGAAATGGAGCATAAAGATGTTTACTCAATCTCTCAGACGGCTTGGGGGATAGCAGAGGACAACAAAGAATTAAGAGAATGGTTTAATGCTTAATAGCTTTGCTGAGATACTTATAAATTATGGGGCGTTAGGCTGCTGGGTAATCTTTAGCATCTATCAGACCAATAAAAGGGAACGTCATTTTGAGAATGAGCGTCTTAGGTGGAACGCAGAGCGGATGAGGTGGAATACAGAACGGATGAGATGGCTTAGAACGCTAGGCAAAAAGATGTCAGACGACACTATTGACGAAACTATGGGTCGTGATGAATAGTCATTGACAATAGATATGCCGAAGATAGACTTTACCTCATGGCTGCATTTAAAGATTACATTAAAGACTTTGGCTCACGTTACGCTCCTAATATTATATGGTTTGCTGTGGGCTTACTTGTTGGCATATTCGTGTTCTGATTATATGAACCGCCAATAGAACGCCTAGATATAGAGCTAGATAGGCTAGAGAATATGGACTCCGCTGGACAGCCGGTAAGGCACAGCTGGATTCATT